AGGAGACTCCGCTGTCTGTGGAAGTATAGTCAAATTTTTCAAGTCAGCAGAGGCGTTGAGAATGTTGCCGTATACGCGACTTGCAAACGTCAAAGCATTTTGACCTATTCTTCCAGGCGATGATGCTCTAATCTTTGCGGCCTCAATCGTTGCAGCACGTTGCGCGGCTTGCGCTGCCTGCTGTTGTTCATGCCTGCGCTGGGCAATAGCAAGGTCTTGCACACGTTTGTCGATGTCAGAGGTCAGCTTGTAACCTTCCCTGACAATCTTGAGCGCATCTTGCGCCCTGCCATTTTGAATCATCGTGGCAATGACGCTACCCGTTCCTGCTTTCCAAGCGGCAGACATCAGCTTGGCGCGACCAGCTTCCCGGTCAGTAGCAAGCTGCTTCAAACCCATGTCGAGGTCTTTGTAAATGCTGTCATGCACGGACTTGATGCGCTGCACTTCCTTGTCAAAGGTCTTGACTTCGCGTTCCCACAAATCCTTACGCCCGGACTGCCAGCCTTTCATCATGCCGGTCATTGCGCCAATGGCAACCTTTGCGCTGCCTTTTGCGCCGCCGCCCAGCATCATGCCCAACGTGCCCACCAAGCTGCCAAGCTGCGAGTAGCTGATCGCATCTTCCTGGCTGGGTTTGAACGTAGGGAACGGGTTTTTCTCAATCTCGCGCTGCGTTTTTTCGGTCAATCCGCGTTGTTGCTCGGCAGACAAGCCAAGCTGGGTTGCCTCGGCTTCCTTCACCGCAATGTCACGGGCTTCCTTCGCTTTGAGCGCATCTTCTTCGGTGCGACGAACGTCCCCCATCAGACGCGATTCTTCGGTCTGAAATTTCTGCAAAGCCTCCCGCTGCGAGGCAACCGATGCCTCGGCGCGAGAAACGTCCTCTGGCGTTGTCAGTGCTGCCTGGGTACGCTGTCTTGCCGTGATTGTCATAATTAGCCTCTTGCCGGAGGTTGAGCGCCAAAAACATTGCCAACCGTGCCTGCTAGGTTAGCCATCATCCGTGCCATTTCCTGATCCTGCGTCAAGCCGGTGCGGATAGCATTGGCAGCGTAGGAATCGCCAATCTGCGCTACCTTGAGGCCGTAGTTGTATTGCTGGTCAAGCAGGTTCTGCCGGAACGCCTGAATCTGGGCAGCCGCCTGCTGTGCGCCAACACCGCCACGGCGCTCAATGCCCTGCGCTATTTGTGCCTGCGCCGCTTGCAGTTGCTGCTGTCCTGCCGGGGTCAATTCACCGCGCAGAGCCTGGGCTTGCAGTTGCTTGCCTGTTTCTTGATACGGCCTACCCAGAGCCGCTACATCCTCTCTAGCCTGCCGTGCCTGCCTAATTCCGCGCTGTCCAGCCAAGCCGGTAGCCAAGGCGCTAACGCCTCCTAGACCAAGCCTTAGAGCCTGTTCTTTCGTTAGACCCAGTTTATCCAAAAACCCTTTTTCTTCTGGGGGCGGGGGAGTGGTTTCTGCCGCCGGAATCATGCCTGTTGGCAACGGGGGAGGAGTTAGACCAGCGTCCTGTCCTGCGGGCGCGGCAAAAGAAGGAGCAGCAGCAAATTGTTGCTGGGAAGTCGGCTGCGATGCTTGTTGTGCAAACAAATCTACCGGCACAACAGGACTAAAATCTTGCACTTCTTGGGCCGGCAAATCGACTCCAAAGCCGCCTCCAGCCTCTCCAGCGCCATAGGTTTGCGTTTCTGTCGGGGCTTCCGGCGCGTAGCCAAAGTAGTCCTCGCCGTCATAGTATTCAGGCAGGCCGGTATGCGGGTTGATCGTGCCGCTGCCGCCCTCATCCTCAAGCCGCTGGGCTTCTTCCGGCGTGATGTGCGCCAGAACCTTGTCACCCTTGCGTCCGTATGCCTGGAGCAGCTTGGCAAGCATGGGTAGCGCCGTGACATCAGCCGCCATTTCGGTTCTCAGCAGTTTTGCGATCTCTTTAGCCATTTACGCACCCGTTTCGTCTTTTAGCTTGAGTGATTCTACGTTCCAAACTTTCCTTTGCCTACCCTCTGAATCGCCGCCAAACAGCGGGCCTCCAGCATCAACCCGTAGTGCCTGCGCCAATGCCGCAGAACCCGGCCCAGGGGCTTGAGCAGCCTCGCCTGTGGTTGTTGCCGAGCCTGAAACATCCCGCGATCCTGATGGCCCTACATACTGTGTTGATGGCCCAGCGAGTAATTGACTGATGCCGTACTGCGTAGCCTGCTTCCCAGCCTGACTAGCGTAATCGCCCTTCTCTGTCGGCCCCCAAACAAACTCAGACAAGCCTCCAGCAATGCCAGCGGTTCCTGCCTGCTTCAGTGCTTGGGAAATGTCTCCACCAGTGCCTAATGCGCCAGCAAGCCTGCCGCCAGCCGAGGACAATCCTTTGGTCAGCGCCCGTGCAGATTCCCGTGAAACCCCCGGCAGTGCCGTCTGAATGGCAGACGGTTCCGGTATCTGCGGCCCAAACTCACCAACAGGGCCAGTTGGCCCTAATGCGCTACCGATTGCTCGCCCCACGCCACCAGATATTGCCCCACCAAGAACCCCTCTTTGGACATCGCCGCCAGTTGCGGCAGCGCTTAATCCACCACCGATTGCGCCGGTGATTGTTGCGCCAAGGATTTCAGAACCAACGGCAGCGACTATTGCCTCGCCAATCGCGTAGTCAACAATAACCGCACCTACTACTGGGGCGGCTGGCATTACAGTTCCAATTCAAACTGATAGGTAGGCTTCATCTCTTTGCCTTCTTTACGAACCGTCTGCGTCACCTTAACAGGCAGACCAGACATCTTTGCAATCTTGGTGTATCCAGGATCGGACGAATAGCTGACCGCTTTCTTGAACCCTTGTTGCTTGAGCATCTTTGCCAATTCAACATAATTCTGTACTAGCTGCGCTGGTTTTTCAGCGGAGAACGTATGCACTTCTACCGTTCCAGCTTGATCCGGCTTGGCAAGAAATGCGCTGTTCCCAATTTGAATCAGCTTGTATCCCTGCTTCTTCAGCATGAAATTGATGCCATTGAGAAACTGTCCCTCTGACACACCTTGCGGCAGTTTCCCTTGCATCGACTTCTGAATGATCTCGACTGAATTCATGTTAGCCCCAACGATGCCGCGATCTGTTGATGGATGTACAAGTGGGAAGCAATCCAATCATAGAATTCCTCCTCCTTGTTCCAATCAACGTCCAACAGGTTGAATGGGTTGTTCAATCCCAAGTAACCTGCAAACGCCTGATGCTCTACCTGATGCACTTGCAACCAATCGTCCAAGTTGTCGATGTTTGCGTCAATCAACGGATACACCGGCACTGGCACACCTTGATCCATGAACGTCTGTTGAAACAGCTTGTGCTGCAACCCGTTCTCAAATAGAAATTCGCCAAGGCTATCCTTGTCTCCGAACTTCACGATTGAAAGGGTTTCCATGTCCATTAGACACCGTAGTACGGAATTTTCTTGTTAGTGCCGTTAATCAGGATGGTGATGTAGCCTTCAGGAACCAGGGGCAAGCTACTGGTGACAAACGTGGCATTGGCGTTGGTGGTCGCAGAAATGTTGGCGTTCGCCAGCGTCAGGTTGCCGACAGAGGTTGTCGTGCCACCCAGCGTCAAAGTCGTATTGCCGAGGGTGATGTTTGACCCTGTTACCTGCGATGCCGATACGCTGATCGTGACGTTCGACGCCGCCGTAAGCCGCCCCTTCGCGTCAACCGTGAAACTTCCAACGGTGCTTGCATTGCCATAACTCCCCGCTGTGACAGTCGTGTTTGCCAAATTAGGATTGGGGTATGCCCCGGTCAAATCCCCGCCAGCCGCGCCTCCAGGAGACACGCCGCTAATTGTGACGTTTGCTGACGCAGTTAGCTGACCTTGGTCATTGACGGTAAAGGTAGCTACTTGCGTAGCGTTGCCATAGCTTCCAGCCGTGACTGTGGTGTTGGCAATGCTAATGGTTCCGGTTGACGTAATTGGCCCACCCGTCAGGCCCGTCCCGGTTGCCACGTTTGATACCGTTCCAGAGCCTCCACCGGCGATAGTGACATTGGCTGCGCTAGTGATCCTGCCTTGAGCATCAACGGTAATTTGCGACACCGTTGTTGAATTGCCGTATGTCCCGGCAGTGACAGCAGTATTGGCAAGACTGATCGTGCCGGAGGTCGTGATCGGGCCGCCAGTTAGCCCAGTGCCAGTATCAACCTGGGTTACTGTCCCGCTTCCGTTTCCACCGCCGCCACCGCCGCCTGCTACCTTTAGCATGATTGCTCCTTAGAGGCCGTCACCAGGCGTGATGTAAATTGTGGCTGTGCCGCTAGAAGTGATGCCGGTAAAGTAGGCATTTGGCACAAAGGTCAGAATTTCATCAGTCGATGGCAACAGCGGGAATGATTGTCCAGTAGTCGTGACTACGCCTGCCGCGTTGTTTGCATCCGCAGCGGTCATGCCGTAGCCGAGAAATACCGTGACCGTACCAGTGTTGATGACACGGTACTGATTGCCGCCCAGGGTTGTGGACGCGCATTGCACCGCAGCAGGAGCAGAAGTGCTTGCAATAAACGCTACGGTGTTGCCCGTCTTGGTAAACGCATTAAGACCCATGACAATTCCTTTGATTATTGAGCCGGAGGAACAGGCCGCAGCATTACTTGTTGGCTAACAGTGTTGTAGTAAGAATTGTCTGGAGTCGTATTGTCATCGCAATCTGCCCAAAACAAATCAGGCGGCACATCTACCAGACCGTCTTTGGTGTCTTGCACTTGAACTACGCGCGATCCAAGCAATGACCCGTCATAGCTAAAAATTTGCTCTTGTGCAGAGATGTAAGCATATTTCATGTTTGCACCTTAGTATTCAAAAACAATAACGCCAGCAGCGCCAGCCGCGCCAGAGCCGGAACCGCCGCCACCGCCGCCGCCATAAACTCGACCAGTAATGCCGTTTCCATTAACAATGCCCCCACCACCGCCACCAAAAAATGAACCGCCACCATTTCCTCCAAGGCGAATGTCTGCGGCCCCTCCATCATCTCCAGTTCCTCCGGCGCTTCCTGCAAAATTTAAATCGCCTCCACTGCCAATGCCTCCAGCGCCGCCGCTGCTAGTGGCTGTTCCAGTTGCCCCAGCGGTCGCTGAAATTGTAGTGATTGTATTATTTGATCCTGAAGAAACTTGAGAGGATGCTCCTGCCGAACCTACAGTGTAGGTAAGAGTTCCAGCAGTAAGGTTTGATAAAATTTTAATTGCAGTGCCGCCGCCGCCACCGCCGCCGCCAGAGGACCCTGCTCCACTTCCACCTCCACCAACAACAGTAACTCGCACCTTAGTAACGCCGGTAGGAATAGTCCAACTTGCTGAAGTTCCAGAAGTTTTAACATCCATCGTGGGGATAGGAGATGAAATCCCTGATGATGAGGCTTGAGATAGCCAAGCCGTACCGTTTGAAGTCAGTACGTTTCCTGACGTTCCTGGAGAAGTCAATCCAGTGCCACCTTGGGCCGGAGTAATTGCAGTAGCAACGCTACTAATAGTCACGTTAGTCAGCGTCAAATTTCCGATACTGGTTGTCGTGTTTCCCAAGTAAGTAGCAGTGTTGCCAAGCGTAATCGCCGTGGCAAAGTTTTGGTCAAGCTGCGAAAGCGGAATCGCGCTAGTCGCAGTTGCAAAGATATTTGGAACAGCCATTAGAACCTCGCTCTTAGTTCGTGTTCAAACTCAAAACCATTGACTACAAATCCAGGTGTATTTGATGTCATGGTTTGACCCAAGTATTTACCCCATTGCTCTGCATCAGTCTTGAATAATGTGTAACCAGAAAAAATCCAAGGAATTGTTGCGCTTGAATTGTTTGTCCATGTCAACGTAGTTCCTGATGCGTTGTACCACGAAGCATAGTTAACCAATGTGTAGGTTGGACTGCTACCTACTTCACTATCGACTGTTGCATAAATTGTTGCGCCAATCGGCATCGTTGCTTCAATGCCAATTTTTAGTGCCTGCTTGTCACGGATCGGATCACCCATGGGCATCAGCGCGGTCTGGATGGTGCTGGCAGTATTTGCCGTGCTGTTGCCGTATAGCTTGTAAAGGGCATTGCTATCCGTGCCGTACAGGGTAATCAAACCGCCTACCGGGACGGAAGTGACATAGTTGAGCGTGTCACCCTGGCTGGTGAAAAACCATTTTTTCTCAAAGAACACAGCCTGGACGTACCGTGAGCCGCCGTAGTAGCTTTGTTTGAAATTGAATGCCGCGCACAGAATGTTGTTGATGAGAACCTGCCCAGCCGTAATTGGGTAGGTAAAATCAATGGTCGTGAACACGCCATCCAGTGCATCGGACAGTTTGCTGGTGGTTGAACCTACCAAGGCATAAACGCCGTAATCGTTCAAAAACAGAACAGAACGGAAGTACGGGAAGATTGTGTCTTTGCGTTTTGTGCCTACCGAAGCACTGACGTTGGTGTTGGTGAACAGCGTCAGGCCAGCGGTCGTGACCCGGACATCCGAGAACACGTTGATGCTGTCATCGCCAAAGATGTACAGAAAGTTGTTGGCAGACAAAATCTGCTGAATGTTGCCATGCAGCGTAGAGTCTGTCAGCAAGATGTTTCCAGCCGAGATGCTGGTGAAATCGTTGTACGAACCGGCTGCGGAATAAGCTACTGTCCGTCCGTAAGCCACCCAGACGCGCCCGGAAAACGAGGCCACGCCTACGTTGTCGTTGCTGTTGATGACAGCTTTGGCAGTCGCATTGCTGCCGCCGCCGCCCGTGATGGACACCGTGATGTTGGCGGTGTTGGTGTAACCCGATCCTGGGTTGCTCATCAGAATCTGGGACACTTGGTTGCCTGACAACACTGCCCGTGCCGTGGCGTTTGTCCCGCCGCCGCCGGAAATGGTCACTACCGTGTTTGACACGTTGGTGTAGCCGCTTCCACCATTGGTAACTAGAACACTGACTGTTCCTTTTTGGAACGTCACAATGCCTGCAATAGCATTGGCCCCCGTGCCACCACCCCCGGACAGGGTTACGGTTGGGGCTGCTGTGTAGCCTGTTCCAGCCTCGGATACGGTGATCGTCGTGACCGCGCCGCCAGAAATGGTAGCCGCGGCAAGCGCCTGGACACCGTTAGCGTTGTTTGGGGCGCTGATTGTGACCGTGGGGATGCTGGTGTAGCCGGAACCCCCTGCAATGACCGCAATCGAGCCCACAGAGCCTACAGCCACCAGGTTTGTGCCGTCCCAGGTGTAGTAACCGTTGGACGGGTCAAAAATCAGGGCGCGTTCGTCTTTCCACTGCCCGACCTCTACGCCAGCCGCCGAGAATGTTCCGGCAGTAGCTACCGTGCCTTTAACAGCATCGCTGATGTTGAAGTATTGGCAGCTTCCATCAGCCTGAAACGCAAGGATGTAGTCCTTGTTGTTGATGGAGCAGGAAAACAGGCCGGAAACCGTGTTGGCAAAGGTGACTGCCGTATTGCCGGAATCAAGAACCGTACTGCGGTTGTTGATGATCTTGATGTTGGCAAAGCCAATCGGCTGGGCGTTCTCAATCCAGGCAAATTCCGTCTGGTCGATAGCCGTCCGGTTGGCCTTGGTATTGACCCCCTTGAACTCCTTGATGACCTGATAGGACTTTTTCTGTTCAGCAGCAGCCATATCAGTACGGAGTCGAGTAAGGGTTGGGCATCCTTCTGGTGTACGTTGTCGCTAGGACAGATTGCGCCTGTAGCTGATATTGCTGCTTGAAAATCTCAGCTTCGCCGTAAGATTGTTCTTTGAACTTGGCCTTGTAACAGGCATAGAACGCCACCGGGGTTGTCCACGGGTCAGGGATTTGGTCTACTTCCGTCCCGCTAACAAGCGGGGTCGGGAGGATGACCGTATCGCATTCCATCGTGTACGTTTGATCGGGAATAGGGCCAATGTACAAGCTGGTCGGCCCGTACATGGAAAAGGCAATAGGTTGCCCGATGTAATTCTGCCAGTAGCGCAATTGCGCGTTGAATTGCGTCCACGACATATAGCGCATCGGAACGCGAGTATTGCCCCAGTACAGATTGATGTTCAAGACATCCATGGTCTGCATACCCTGGGGGAAGTCTGCCGAGAAGGTGTAAACCTCCTGGTTGGTAACTGCTGTGACCGTCTGGATTTGTCGCAGACAGCCAGTGTCTCTGACTAGACGCTGACGAGCGTCATTGATGTAGTCAGTCAGTTCATTGTCAGAATAGAAGTTGCCGTTTGCATCATGGAGCAACCGCCGACATTCTGTGATGTAGCCGGAAAGAGTCTGTGACATCTGTATCCCATCATGCCGTCATAGCGAGGATCTTTCCCCCTCCCCGCTTTGCAGGGGGAAGGGGTACTTGTTCCACCACCGGGGATAAAGAGTGGTCTTTTTGCGGCGCATCCTCGGTGATGACAAAGTTTGCCAGCCGTTTCAATCCGTCCGGGATTTCGTTGCTGGTCAAACAGAGTCCGAGTGAGGCCAGATACGGTTCCTTATTATCGTCACCGTACCCGAATATGTGACGCGCTGCTACCAGCGAAATTTCGACAGCTTCGTTGACAGGAAACGCAACGTCTTTCCCGCCGTAGTCAACGACAAGAGGTTTGAAGTTCTTGTTTGTCACATATACGGTTGTCATTACAGGGACACCACATCGCCAAATACCGTGATGTCGCAAGTGCCAGCAACAGCAGTGTTCACCTTCACAAACAAGGCTCCGGCAGAGTAGGTGCTGGTTGCAGCGCCCGATGCCAGGGTCATGTCTTGGAAGGTGGTGGTGCTGGTCACGTTCGACAGCAGGACGTTTCCAGTTACCGCATTCGACACGTTCCCGTCCGAGGAGGTCAGGATCGTGACGTTTGCGGTATTGATGGAAGCGTTAGCATTCATCACCGTGATCTGGCGAATGATGTATTGCGTACCACCCAGGATAGCGATGGTTGCCACCGAGTTACCAGTAGCAGCCAGCGATACGCCACTGGCCTCGCCAATAGCGTACCGGCTAAACTTATCCGGGTAATTTGCACCTACATGATTCGCAATCATAGTGACTCCTTATGAGGCGTAAGTGCTGTTAGCGGCCTGACCACCGTTGATCGTCACCAGAGTTGCCGTGGTGTTAGCGTTGACTGCTTTCGCAGCTACGTTAGTACCATCAGCAACAAAGTAACCACCAGTGTTGTTGGCAATCAGAGTGCCCCATGCCGAGCCGTCATACATCACAACGGACACGTTGGCTTGAGCGTTCATCAGATATGCGCCAGCAGTAATCACGGTTCCGTTGCCGGTAGTGACTGCTGCAACCGTGGTGGTTTGCAGGTAAGCCGAAGCGGTGTTGGTTACGGTATTCGCAACCAGGATTTTGTTCATTGCAAGTGCCATGGCTTTATCTCCTTACAGTGTGAGTGAGTTATAGCCGGTCACTTGGGTCATTGACTTGGGCTTGGTGTTTACCAGTTCGGCAATCATCAAGACCGCGCCAACATAACCAATCTGCCAGTTCGGGAGGGTGGACTCAAAGCCCGTGAACACAAACGAACCTTGGTCGTGGATGTACAACGACAGGTAGTTGGTGTTAATCAGGTAGAGTTTACCTTCCGGGCAGTACGGATCGGGATAGATTGGAACGCCAGCAACCATCAGGGCGCGGAACGCAGCCTGCGGGCCGTTGGCATCGCTATCAAAGCCGCTGCCGGGGGTGATGACGTATTGCTCTTGACCCACATAATCTTGAGCCAGCAGAGTCCAAGTACCAAAGCCGCACACGCCGAACGAGGGCATTTCTGCGCCGTTCTTGACCGTGCCGCTGATGTACTGAAGTACGTTCTGACGAGTCGGGTTGACCGAGCCGGCAGCGTACTGTTTGGACTGCCACCAGGTGTAGGTGGAACGGTCGATGTTGCCGTAGTTACCGGCGGCAGGGTTGCTATTCGAGATAGCGCCCGGCAGACCGATAAACTGCTGCGTGTTCGTGGTGTTGTTGTACAGAGCCGTAGCCATTGCGTCCATCATTACGTTGGTCGCATCGTTCATACGGGCTTCGATCAATGGGATTACCGCATGATCTTGCTGCACAGCACCTTCCATTCCGAGGAACGGAACAGGCGCAATCATCAGCTTGAGGTTGAATTCAGCGTTGTACGCGCCTTGCTGAACGCTAGGCTGTGCAAACGAACCGCTGTAGTCAGACCATTGAGCATTGACAAACTGCGCTCCCTGGACGGGAACGGTGACAGATGACACACCACCGGAAGCCTGCTGACTGTTTGCAATCAGTGCCGCCATGAGGGGTGTCGAGTTGTAAAGCTGGACAACCAGTTTCGGGATAAACGCACGCCGAGTGACATAAGTCAGTTCGGTGTATTGGGTCGAACCCGAAGCCGGAAGAATACCGCCGCCGATAGGCATGGTTCATCTCCGAGATTAAAAATATCCCCTAATACTACTTAAATCCCGATGGGTCGCGAAGTTTTCCGCAACTCAGCGAGGGCCTTGGATGCTTCATCCCGTGCACCTTGCACAGGATTTTTCCAATACTTACCCAGATCAAACTTGGTCATAGGATTCGGGTTGTAACCGGACGGCGTGGGTTGGGCAGACTGCTTCATCCACTGCCAATACTCGGCTGCTGTTTCGTGGTTGGTCATGCCTTTTTCTAGCATAATTTTTTCCACTTCAGCAATGTCCTCATCGCCATTAACAAGCCCCTTCATCTTGAGCATAGAACGGCGGTTCTTCAGTTCATCAATGGCTTCTTTTTCTTGCCATTTAGAACGAAGTTCCTGATTTTCCCTACGCATCAATTCGATAGCGCTGTCGGTCTTGTCCTCAATATCCAATTCGGGGATTGTCATCTCCGGCTTGTGTTTTTTGGTCAGACGCAAAAAATCCTTGCGCGTAGCAGGATTCTCAGACAGTTGACGAGCCAGCAATGCCAGTTCGTCACGCGCTTCCATACTCAGGTCTTCAAGGCTCATCTTTTATCCCCTTTGATAGTTAGATGACTTTACGGCCAGTTTTGGCACTGGGTTGCTTTTCCAAGGTCATTTGATTCTTGGAATACTTGCCAGGGCCACTCAGACCGCCGGTTGCTGCATAGCGCGGCGGGTTGGTAATTTGACCATTCTGTTGATTCTGGTCAGTCGGGCGGCGCGGTTGTGACGCACCACGGGGCTTAAACAAGTCCATGATTACTCCTTACATTGCGGGGGGTTGAGGTGCGCCACCAGGAGCCATTCCCGGTATAGCGGGTGCTGCTGCCATTGCCTTGCCCTCTGGCGTTGCACCACCAGCCTGCGGCAAGTTCTGAAGCATTTGCATGATTTCGGCGTTTTGCAATTCCTTGGTTTTTTCTTTCTTTCCACCAAGCATTCCTGACAGTGAGCGCAGGACTTGCAGTGCCTTCATGCCCTCGGGCGATTCGGAACCGAATGCCGGAAGTGCTTGTTCAATCAAGTCCATCGCCATAGAGAGGTTAATCATTGCCCCCTCTTTGTTTCCCATTTTGGGTTCGGGCGTGGACATTGGAGCAGCCATGGGCGGAGTCTCAGAGTCAGACATATTTCCCATGCCCATACCTGGCTCTGCACCAGGCGTAGGGCCAGCAGCAGGCGCAGACGCTCCGCGCTGTCCTTTAATCATTTCCATCAATCGGTCTGACGGTACGCTCATGGTTAATCCCTAAGTTGTGCGAATAGTGGCAAGCACTTACTAACTTGTCAAGCTAAAAAAAATGGGGGCTATATTTTCCCACCCGCCCCGCAGGGGTAGACCCTTTCGGGAATTACTTGCGAGCCTTACGGCCTTTGCGAGCTTTACGCATGATTCACTCCTAACAGAGGAGGCGACCTATTTAAAAGGGAAGGAAGCCACACCCTTATCCCTTGCGGGGATTACTTACCGCCGAGTCTTGCGGGTACGCTTCATTTTTCCGTACATGGTGTACTCCTAGATGCTGCGGGTTGAGGAACGTCCATCCGACCGGGGTGTAGTCCGGCTGGCGTAGTTTTTACCACCCTGCACACGGTATTGCAAGGATGGTTCCTGCCTACCTAGCGATTTCGTGTCTACGCGAGGTTGGTCAGCTTTGGGTTGTGTATTGCCTGGGTTCATTCTCCACCTACCGCTTTTAGGTCTGGTTTGCCGCCACCCTTTTCGGGTTTGGGTTGGGCAGCTTGTTGCGCCGCCATCATGGATTGCTTTTCTTCCATACGCTTGAGCCGGTCTTTTAGTTCCTGCTTCATAGGCGGTTCTAGCAGGTCGAGCAAGGATTCCTTGTCGATAGCCTGGGCCTTGAACAGGTTGAATGCCAGTGCACGCAAGTCCTCGGTAAAGATCGGGCTGTTGCTGTGCGCGTCTACCTTGACCGTAAAATCTTTAGTAAATTGCTCGGCAACAAAGGGAACTTTCTCGGTGTCTTTAAAGTGAGTATCATCGTATGCCTGCATCAGCTTCAAGTACAGCGTAGATACCTTTTCCAGCGCATCCTCAACAATGAGGGCGCGTTTCTTAGCGCGGCTAGAGCCTAGACGGGCAAGTTGGCTGGCGTGTCCGGCAGACCGGACTCCTGATTCACCCTTGCCTTGCAAGACGTTGCCAATGCCTGAGACTTCCTCAAACATCCTGTCTATCTGATTTAGAGATTCATACAGGTCTGATGGGATAGTGGGCGCTAACTTCTCTACCTTGGCATTAGGCATATCGGTAGACAACAAGCCGCCAGCACGGTTCAGAGCAAAGTTCTTTTCGTCCAGGATGCCGGAGAAACCCATGAGGGCAGTCGGTGGCGCAACCTGTTTGGACAGCAAGTCTAGAATTTCGGTCATCCGGTTGTTCCGCATCTGCTGCAAGTAGATCAGACGCTGGCACTCGGACTGTCCCCAGAAATAATCGTACTGGGGGTTGGGACAAATCTGAATAAAGGGCAGTTCGCCTTTCAAGAATACAGACTCACCCGGGCGGTCATAAATCACGATGTCTGGTGAGGCCATGGTGACTACTTGGTAATCCATGGTTTCATCGTTCCAGAGCCACAGTTCTTTCATCTCTACCGTGTCCTCGGAAACTTGAGCCTTGTAACGGTTGTAACCGTCCAAGCCCATGTTGACGTTACCCATCATGGTGGGATCGCTAGAGGACAGCACGATACGGTCTACGCCGTTGGGCGTATCGGTAATCGGCGGGTTGTAGCTAGAGGTAATACGATCAAGAATCTGCTCACGCTTGGGATGGCTGTATAGACGCGACATCAGCTCAGACTTGGTAATGTAGTACGTCTGAACCATCGCCTCTTGCCGGTCAAGGTAAGGCGAATCCTCGCGCAGCACTCCCATCGCACCCGGCTCTACCATGTACGGGTGAATGCCGTTGTTGTAGATCAACTTAATGAAAGTCGAGTTGTAAACCAGTGACCAAGTGATTGCGGAACTAAATACTTGGTCGCAGTTGCTGTTGAGCCACTCATCGTTGAGCGCTTGCGTCAGCACGGGAATCTTGCGGTGCTCTTGCTCGGGGACAGACGCGCCCAGGTTAATGCTAAAGCGCGTTGTCTCGGCTGAGTAGAGGAACGAAGTTAGCTGGTCAAGGTGCGGATAGATTTTGTTGAAGATTGCAGGCGCATCTTCTGGGCCACAGCCAAACAAATAAAACGAGCGCAGACTTGCATAGTCCGGGCCACGTTCATCCCGAGACACCAAGCACTTCTGGATGATCTCAAGGTAGAACGATTCGCGTTCACTGGCTGGCTTAGGAATCCGCATTACTTCTTGACCCCGAGGTTTTCATGGTCTGCTATATAACTTGCGGCGCGTGGGCCTGTCAAGTTCCCCGCATCTTTGGGGTTCATGCCTACCGGCTCACCCTTGATGGATTGTACGGCGTTTCCTGACAGGATGGATTGCATATTCAACCCTTTCATCCCGCCACCCCAGATCGCTGAGTCCCCAGGACGGGCCTCTTTGACCGCCTGCGCCTCGGCAACCTCCGGCGGCACATCCGCATTCTGGCGCTTGTAGTAGCCAGCCTGACTGTCACCCTCTCGCGTGGACTTGATGTCGGTCATCTTGAAGTCCATGGCAAGCTGCTTGATGGTCTTGTCGCTGCCTTTGGTTCTGTCACTAAGCAAACCGGGGGCTTGCAGGTGGACAATCATCACGCCTTCCTCGCATCCTTCCGGGCAAATAGCGGCATACGCCTCAAAATAGCCGTGCTCTGGGCATTTATAGTCATTAAGTATGCGTGCCATAGTTATCTCCTTAATTGTTCGTCTATATCAAGATTAGAGTAATCAGCTTTGTTTTTAAGGCCAATTTTCAGCTTTATTTGCCCGTTTTGCACTTCCAAGCCCATAGAACGGGCCACTTTAGGCTTGGCTTCCTTGCGGTATTGGACGAATCGGGTCTGGTCACGGTTCATCATTACTGCCACTTCCCCCCGTACCCAGGACTGATACCCCTTGCTAACCCGGCGCTGGACGTACTCAGTGAGGGGTTCTTCCTCTTTGATGAACACCAGGCGCAGGATTGCCACAGATACGCCGCACAATTCGGCAAACAGGGGGATGCTGATACCCCGATTCTTGTCTGTCAGGAACCGCTTTATGGTGCGTTTGAGTTCTAAGCGGGGGATGACTGGTTGCATGGCAGGGTTTTTTCCTTTTGCAAAACAAAGCAGTAGAAGGTTTCCTTCATGGTCTTTCCCTCTGCCTGCAAGTCAAACACAACTTGACGATAATCCTTAAGGGCAAATCCTGCGCGGGCAAACAGGTTGAACCACATCTTGTCACCTAGGATAGAGAAGTGGTTGGGGTTCCCCTCATGCACCCGGTCACAGTTGGGGGCTGGGACTTCGACGTACAAGAAGCTGCCCTCTTTGATAACCCGGTTGAACTCTATCAAGGTGAACAGCGGGTAGGGGCTGTGTTCTAGGGCGTGTCTGCACCAAAGCAGGTCAATGGACGAGTCAAGCGCCGACAGGTCAGAGAAATCTTCCTGCACGGCGGGAAAGCCTTTGGCCTCGCAAGCGTCACAATCTTCCGGGCTGTAGGTAACGCCACACAGCTTCAGAAAGCCACGCAGCATCATCTCCTGCATGAACGCACCCTGACCGCAACCAACGTCTAGGACGGCGGCGGTGTACTCCAGTTTCATGGCAGGGACAAATGTCTCAATGGCCTGCTTGATTAGCGGGGTATGAAAGTTGGGGGTATCGGGTTCCGAGTAGATCGTGTTGTAAACAAAATCTTGGTACTTTGTAAACTTATCTTGGTTCATTGGAATCCAATCCTTTTCAAGTAGTCACCTACGGTTCTCTGGCTGATGTCACCGATTGCGCCGTTGTCTTGCTTGGGTTCCAGCTTTTTGGAACGATCACGGGTATGGCGCATTTGGATGAGGCGAGGTTGAACCTGCTCGGCAAAGGCAGCGCAGGCTAGGGCCGAGGCGATTACCCGGTCATCCTTGTTCCTGCCGGAAGCCTCAATGCTTGCGCCGTCACGGATGATGGTTTTCATTTCCTCGATGGTGTCGATAGACTTGACATCCATCATGCCGCGCTCAAAGTAATCCTTCATGTAGGACAGCATCCGTTCCTTGGTCTGGCTAGTTGTCTGCCAGCCAATGCTGTTGCTGATGCCACCCATGTTGTCGTTGCGCCGCCAGAGGTAATTGGTCATGTGCGAGAGGACATCCATCAGGTCACGGCCTCGCTGACCTTCCAGCATGGACGCTTGCCTCTTAAGGTTTCTTAATTCATTAATGACAGCCTGCCCTGGCCCATTGATTTCGAGGTTGAGGGTGGAGTTCTTGTAAGCGCCGGCAATGTGGGCGATGGCCCAGGCAAACTGGTAGGTGTTCATCTCGCTGGTAGCAAACTCTAGGACGTGTTCTAGACCGTCAGCGTAGGCGCGGTAGACTTGGATGCAAAAGCGATCTGCCCAGTCAGACGAACCGTAGGCCGGGTCAGCGCCAATGACGTAGTAGGCCGAGTCAATAGGTTCTTCCCAAACCTTCAAGCTGGCAAGGCGCTCGGTAGACTTCATGCACTCGGTGTCAGTGAAGTTCGCGCCCATGCTGTAGCGGTAGTAATCCGGTAGCAGCTTCTTAGCCGCCTTCATCGCGTCCGTACACCGGGCGTTGCTGAAGTAGGAAGTGCCGGTCATCACAAAGGCGTAGTCCTCGGTGGGCGGGAACTCTTGATACATCAGCGCATCGTCCTTGATGCCCTCATGCAGCTTCCAGCGCCACCAGGCCATCTGACGGGAATTGATCTCTACGTCATAAAGTTTCTTGATATCCCGTGTCCATTCCCGTTCCTCGGGAGTCAGCTTGCCATCCCAGTAGACCTTGTAGGTCTGACTCTCAGCCGGCAGGGAATAGAACTGGTTACGCCACCAGCCACAGAAGATAGCCCGCTGGGTCTTGGCTCGCTTGGCAGTGGTGTACATATCGTGGAACATATTGAAACCTTGGGCGGTACTCTCAAACATATACAGCCGTTCAGGATTGGTTTCAGCCAAGGATGCAATCAGGGAAGCTAGGCCCTCCTCATTGCCCCAGGAGGCCGTTTCCGTGCCGTGCA